TTATTCCTCATTATCAGGTTCAGGCAAATCAAGATTGAAATTATCCATACACATCTGCCTTACTTGCTGCTTAAATTCCTTTTCCCATTCGTAGGTGCTTAACTTGGTGCTACTCACTGGTACTCGTTGTATCTCACCAGTAGCAGGGTTAGGACGCTCCTCATAATTACACAAGGCTTTTAGTACATTATGCACCTCATTAGGAGGGTAAAATTCGCCCCAAGTATCATTGATAGCCTGCTGTATGATTGGTATCCAAACGCCCCAATAGAATGCATTTTGCTGTACGCTTCTTTTTTGCTTCGCCTCTCAATGGTGATATTGATATTTGTATCTTCAAATGAGGCTATAGCGTTTTGTATAAGATTGCGATTTTGCACCAATTTGCCGTTCTTAACGTTACTCGGAATGGTTATCTTTTTCATTGTTATTCATCAGCTTTTTCATTATAATTTACAAACTGCCACCCTTGCGACATAAGTAGCTTTATATTTTGCTTTGACAAATAATTATCATACTTTATTGTATAACTATCACCATAACCTCCTCCTGTAAACGTATTTTGACCTAAATATTGTTTTATTTTGGTCATTTTATCGCTTGTATTGCGCCACTCGCTTGACCTTTTATCATCTTTTGAGTCTTGTTCCACACAATGAAATATAACATCATTGGTATAGTCATAATATACTGGTTTCAAGAATATTGTTTTTTTGTACTTTTGCTTATTGTACTCAACATATTCATCAGTACCTTCTCTATCTTTCAACTCGACATACACTTGTGAAATATAAGTACCTTGCTTATCGGTATACAATTGAAAATGCTTATCATTTTCAACTATAAACTTCATTAATGTTGTAGTTTTAACACCTAACTCCTTTGAAAGATTACTGACATAAGGTTTTTTGTTAAAAGCAACTTTGTATAACTCAAAGCACTCTTTTACTTCTTTTAAATTTAAATTTTTCATTTTGTCTTTATTTTAAATTGTTTTCTAAAAAGGCATTCCGTCATCTTCTTGTGCGGGTGCTTGTCCCATATTGTTAAACATTTGCCCCTGCTGATATTGCGGTTGCCCTTGTTGTGGTGGGTACGCTTGTGCTTGTTGAGGCGGTGCGTATTGCGGTTGCTGTGCGTAACCTTGGGGAGGTTGCTGGTATTGTGGTGTAGGTTGCTGGTATTGATTTTGCGCTACATTCGTGGTTTGAATGAGTTCTATTTTCCAACCTAATACCGTATTGAAGTACTTAACCTCACCTTGCGGGTTTGTCCATTCTCTTCCTTGCAGGTTAAAATGTATCTTAACTATTTGCCCCACTTGCAAGTTATCTAACAATGCGCAATTGCCTTGTGTAAATTGAATGATAATATCTTGTGGATATTGCCCATCGGTAGAGATAACCAAATCACGCTTTTGAAAGCCATTTTGCCCTACTGTTTCAGTAGCGAATATTACTTTAATTTGTCCTTGTATTTCCATAGTTATAATAAAGGTTTTGCGATTTCTAATAGTTCTTTTTGTTCTTCAAAGAATTTGTCTCTTATTTTTGAAGTTTTGAAAGCCATAACTTTATTTACTCCATTAGCATAACTACATTCTAATTCATTTCCTACTGTTGTACGTATTATATAGGCACTACCTGAATTTTTCAAATATACCCAACCCCCATTGTAATAGTCTCTGAGAAAAAGGAGTTTTAAGAGTGCTATTGTTGCCTCCATAAGTTCTTCACTTGGTGCTTCTAAACTATCAGGTAAATAGTAATAATCACCTTTACTACGTGCCTCTTTAATAACTTCCTCAAAAGTTGGTACAGGTGCTTTTTGCTCAAAACCTTGTAAGGTATAAGGTTTAGTGGATAGAGTAGGTGTAGCTCCATTGTATGAGGAAGTTAATCGCCCTTTTTCTGTATATGAAAGTTCATAGTCTAAACAATCAAATTGAATAATGACTCTTTCACAATCAATATGTTTGTCTATTCTAACAACCTCTCCTTTAGCGTTTGGAAAGAATATATTATCATAGACCTCCATTCCTGCTTTAAATACTGTTTTCATTTGCTTTGCTATTTAATGTTACCAACAACGATAAGTTGTAAATAAGGCTTTGTATTGTGTTATTTTGTACGTTTAATGAAATATACATAGCCTTCAAAAGGTCTTTTTCAGTTAAATCTTCTTCAATAAAACTACTAATCGTTTCTTGTAGATTTAATGCTGATTCTTTTACAAGTTTTTCAGAATCTTGTAGTATCTTCTTAGTGTATTCTTTATTTGTCATTTTCATTTTCTTTAATTTTACTTATAAAAACTTTTACTTCTATGCAGTTCTAATACCTCGCTGCTTTCCTTTCTATTTACCTCAATAAACGCTCTCGCTTGCTGTATGCTAAGGTGTGTATTGATATTGCCGTAAGCGTGTGTATATTCGCCCTTTGCGTGCGCTTCTTCTATCGCCTGCTGTATGTACTCCTCGCAGTAATTATGCTCAATAGCATAGAGGTCGTAACCTTTGGCAGTAATACCCTCCAAGTGTACCGTATCAGTAGCGTGGAATATCTTTTGCCCACTATTGAGGAATATTCGCCAACCTATATTTGGTACGTCGTGATAGAGCTTCACTGGCGACACTTTAAACGCTCCGTAATCGTACAACTTACCTACTTGCAATACATCAATATTGTTTAAACCCTCCAACTTCTCTAAGAGAAAGTCAGCACAAGCAATGCGTAATGTAGGTCGCTCGGCTTGTAATCGTTGTAAGGTTCGCAATTTCAGGTGGTCGCCGTGCTGGTGTGTGAGTAGCACAATTTTCAAAGAACGTTTTACCTCGTTTAAGGCTTTGAGAGAAACGCCGCAATCTACCATTATTGCCTTGTCGTATATCACGGCGTTACCCTCGCTACCTGAACTAATGACTTGTGTTTGTATCATTCTTCAAAATCAACATCTTGAATAACATTGTTTGTAATTACCTCACAATATGAATCTTCATAGTAAGGAGACATATTAGCATTCTGTTTTTCCATTTCTTCAAAAGGGTTGTCGTACTTTTCAAAGATTTTAACAGCCTCTTGTTCTGTTTCTGCTTCAATCTCTATGCTATAATCAGCTATTATTGTGTGTCTGAATTTGATAGTGTGTTTCATTGTTTTTATACTTGTTTAAAATCTACTTGTTTTGGGGCTGGTGCAGCTGCTACTGGTTGCGTTATAGGTTGCACCGCTTCAGGTTCAGAAGGTTCGTTTTGCTCGATAACCTCTACATCTATCACCGTACGCCTTTGAGGGTTATCAATGTAGTTGCCCTCATTGTCTGCTTGGTCTTTCTCTATTGCTTTTTGCATTTCTACTGAAAGCACCCCATAACGATTAAGCAATAGTTTTAACACCGTCTTTTTTGCCATTAAGTCAAACTCATCTTTCCAAAGCCCCCTATTTGTTTTTGCGTATGTTTTTGAGTACTTAGAAGCGTGTGCTTGCAATTGCTCAATAGTCATAAATAACGATTGTTGGAAGCCATTGAGTAACTCAATGTAAGCAAGGTAACCGATAACTGCACCGCTTGGATTTTCGCCTAAGAAGTCGATATGCCCCGTTACCTTGTTTCGTCTAATCTCACCCTCACGAATTTCGCAAGTGTTAATTGTTTTGTACTGCCCACTGCGAATTGCTAACTGAACAAAACCCTTATATCCCATTTGAAATTGAGGAATAGTGCGATTGGTTTGTCTGTCAAAGTAAGGTATTACATACGCATACCCTAAGTTCTTATTTAGTGGCAAATTCAGCGCGGTTGCATTCATTGCGCATTTCATAAGGTCAGCAGGTTCGCATTGTGATAGTTCTTTGTTGCTATCTGAAAGGGCTAATAGGTTTGATACAAATTCGCTCTTTTTTGCGCCCAAATTTTGCTCTAAGAATTTATCGGACTTGTTAAGAAAGTTAGCTAACGATTGTTTTTGTAATACTGGTGTTTCCATTGTGTTATACGTTATATTGAATTTTATTATTATCTAAGAATTGGCGTAATATTCTAAGTTGCGCCCTTGTGCTTATCACTGTGAAAGTAGATTGCACAATCTCATTTTCATCTTCTTGTGATGCTTGTGTAGCCTCTTGTGCTGGTTCAGGTTGCACTGGTGTTGTAGGTTGTACCTCATTCACTTGTGCGGGTGCTTGCAAAGGGGCTTGTTCTTTTGCCCTTGCTTCAGCGGCTAATCTTGCTTGCTCGGCTGCTACTCGTTGCGCCTCGATACGTTGTAATTCAGCTTCACGCTGCTGCTTACGGTATTGTGCATTCTGTATCGCTCTTGTAACATCAAGCGTTTGCTTGTACTCGGTTAGCATTTCAGCTTTAAACTCATCAGGTTCATTAAAACTCTCAATCAGTTGGAGGCTTTTTGATACCTCGCTTACAAAGTTTGTAACTTCGTCTTTAAGGCTCTTATCAGTCTTACTGGTGGTGATATTCAGCGGCAAACGCTCAAAGATGAGGAAGTCAATACCTTGTGCAGCGCAAAACTCTGTGAAGTAGTCTTTGATACGCTCCCGCTTATCGTCTAACAAACGATTTTGCACCTCGTCTATTTTTGATTTTAGCGTACTATCAGCCTTATCGTAATGTACCTCAATATGTTCTTTGTACGCCTTTTCAAAGGCTTTATAAGGAACGTTCACCTGCTCTTTGATGAATTTGCGTTGCTCTTCAAATACCGCAAGTTCTTTGCGCAACATCGTACGGGTGTTTTTCGCACTCTTTAGCGTATCTTCAGTTACTAACTGGTTGTCGAGGTTCAATTCGGCGATTTTCGCCTCAATTTGTTGCCCTACTGCTTTGATTTTCTCATAAACAATAATAGGGGCTTGTTTCAGTGTAATTAATTGTTCATTCATTTGGTTTATGTATTTTAGGTTATTACTTTTCTTAAAATAAAGTGCCGTGCGTTGTTATGATTTAGATATGTCCAGTTTTTAAAAGAATAACACGGCACTTTTCAATGTATAGATTAATTGGAGATTTTTCTAATCATTTTGTTAATCTCATTGCGTTTTGCTCTCAACTCGTGTAAAAACTCGCTATTGCTAATCTCTTGCACGTTATACTTACTATCTTGGTATGAATCAGACATTAGGAATTCTCTGGTATTAATACCCGAATTATCTACTCTTATTGCTGTTAATGATGAGTATTTACCAAACAAAAACTCTTCATAAACACTAATGCACCAACTAATACTCTCATACTTCACTCGGTAGCACTTATCTAATTCTAAGGTTGTGATTTGCTCTTTCATAGTTGTAATGATTTTTAATTGTTAAATAAACTGGTGATAGTCGTGTGATAAACTCTCATAGTAGCGGTTGCGCTCGTCAATTCTATACTCTTTTACAAGTCTTTCGTACTCAGCTTCAATATTATCTTGTACATCAGCCCTTTGTTCATTAGTAAGGTCGTAGTATATCGTATGTTTACCCACTCTCTTATAGAGTTCAGACTCAACGCTCAACACGCCCTTATTATAGCAGCCCGATAGGCGCATTGTATAGCAGCCACAATTAGCGCGTAAGTGCCACCAACCCTCGTGGTCGTTATCTTTTTCAGGGCGCAAAGCCGCTTTTAGTTGTTCAAAAATAGCAGGATTGATAAAGCAATCTTCATTCATAGTATGTTGAAGTAATAGGGGTGATACAAGACCTTGTAGTAAGTTTTCAAAGTCTTTTTCTGCAGGCTTCTTATCGCCTAATGCGATGTTAAACGCTGCTTGTTCAAACGGCGCACACTCATTATAGCGTTTGCCCTCGTAGGTTACATAGCCACCTTGTAGAAGAATTTGGCTATTTTGTTTTGCTGTTTCATTCATTTGTTGTAATTTTGCCATCGTATCAAAAAATTAAAATTATTACTTAATTAAAGGCGGTGCTGGGATAGTGCCGCTTTTTTTTGTTAGCTATTTTGTCGGTAGCGTTCGCATTCAGCAAAAAATTGCGCTTCATACTTTGATATATCTACCACTTTCTTTTGTCTTTTAGAAGACGGCTTGCTACCTTCCACAATAGCAAGCTCGTCATTAGTACGAATAATCTCATTTGCAAGAGTTCTAATCGCTGATTCAAGACATAATTTTGTAGTCTCTAATTCTTTTACCTTACTCTTTAAGAGTCGTATCTGTTGTTGCTTGTTCATATCTCAACGTTCTATACTTATTAAGTAGTGTTTCTTTTTCTTTTTCGCTCTCAAACTCGAACAAATCATCTATATTGTCGGTTTTAGCGAACTTCTTTAAAGGGTTGTAATTCTCTATCTTCAGAAACATATAAGGTCGCATATACAACCAGTGTCCAATTGTTACCGGCGACTTTCTAACTTCTTTTGAAAAATCAGCCATCTGACTACTAATTAATTTGCTTACTTCGCTTGTTAATCTCATATTATTTATTACTTTTGCAACGTTAATAGTAACGTTTCATTTTGACGGTGCAAAGATAGAACAATGCTCTGTATATACCAAATTTTTACAGAACTTTTTTCTATTTTTATTTGTTATATTTTTGTAATAAATTGATTTTTAAATAAATATAAGTATGGGATTTTTTGATTTTCTGAAGAAAAAAGAGTTAGATAAAATAAAACACTTAGAAAATAAGGTAAAAGATTTAGAAAACCAAACCGATTATTTGTCTAAATCTTTAACAAAGTATTCTCCATTAATAGATTTAGAAAGGGAAGCTAAAAGATTACAAGAAAATATAGATAAAATAGAAAGAGATAAAACATCAATCTTAGACCAGTACGAACAACTTAAAGAACAATATCAAAACGCCTTTTCCACATACGAGGAATTAAAAAAGAAAATAAGTGTATTTGAAGATGATTTAGAAATGGCAGAATATGGAGTTTATCAACCTCACTTCAGTTTTGATACTTCTGAGGAATATAAGCAGAAAATACTTTTTTATAGGAATGAGGCTAAAGCTATGATAAAAGAAGACTCTGCAGTAAATGGTGGTCATAATATTACTTGGAATGGTAGCCTTTCAAAAGGACAATCTATGGTGAAAAGGGAAAAACAATTGATGTTGCGCGCTTTTAATGGCGAAACAGATAGTTTTATAGCTAATGTAGATTGGAATAATATTCTAAAAATGGAAGAGCGATTGAATAAATCATTTGAAGCTATAAATAAAGTATATAAGGAACAAGGACTTGCTATTTCTGAAGTGTATAAAGGTTATAAAGTATGGGAACTACAACTAACTTATGAATATAAAAAGAAGTTACAAGAAGAACGGGAAGAACAAAGAGCTATTCGAGAACAAATGAGAGAGGAGGAGCGTGCTGAAAAAGAACTTGAAGCAGCAAGAATAAAGGCTGAAAAAGAGGAAATTATGTATATAAAAGCCCTTGAAAAGGCACGTAAAGAAGTAGGAACTGCTGTAGGCAAAAAACAAGAGGAATTATTACAAAGAATAGCGGAACTTGAATCTGGGCTTTTAGGGGTTGAAACCTTGAAACAAAAAGCTATATCAATGGCTCAACAAACAAAAATGGGGTATGTTTATGTAATTTCTAATATAGGTGCTTTTGGTGATGATGTATATAAAATAGGGATGACACGTAGGCTTGAACCTACAGACAGAGTAAAAGAACTTGGTGATGCAAGTGTTCCTTTCCCATTTGACATTCACGCTATGATTTTTTCAGAAAACGCTCCAGAACTTGAAACAAAGCTACATAACATTTTTGTAGACAATCGAGTGAATATGACTAACTATAAAAGGGAGTTTTTTAATATCTCATTAGAACGGATAGAAGAAGAGGCTAAAAAATTAGGCGCAAAGGTAGAATTTACTAAACTTGCAGAAGCAAAAGAATATAGAGAAACACAAGCGTTGAAAAAGAAACTTTTTCATCAGAGTACAATGGTAGACAATGGCTTCCCTAAGAGTATTTAGCCTTTCAGTCTTACTTTATCGCCATTTTTAATAAAGTTCATTTTCCTAATAATGGTATCGTGTTCGGATCTACTCAGTCCTACACAAACTTTGTTAATATTATTGCCTATTAAAATCTTTTTGTATAGCTCTATGTCATCAATATCCCATTCTTTAATTTCATCATAGATATATTGAAGAGGTAAGTCATTACGTGATTGCATCGCTATCCAAACGCGAAGTTCAAAACGAGCTTGCTCTGATAATTTCATAACTACAAATGTTTAATTTTTAAAGTGCAAAGGTATGGAAAATAATTTAGATACAGAACAAAATTCTGTAAAAAATAGATTACTCCAATTTTTAGAGTACAAAAATCTAAGTCAGAAAAGATTTGAGGAAATATGTGGTCTTTCTAATGGGTATGTTAATAATATAAGAAAATCTATAAAATTAGATACCTTTAATGGAAAAATAGAGCCTAATTTTCCTGAACTTAATAGAAATTGGCTTTTATTAGGGGATGGTGAAATGCTTGTACAAAATACTCCTGAAGAAGAAGAAGAAACATATCTAAGAGCCGAGCGTAACAGATATAGCTTATCCTTGCAGCGCATTCAAGAACTCACCAACTTACCTATGAAAAAACTCAAAGCATACGATAATGGTGATGAGGATGTGCCTGATGATATATTAGAAGCCTTTGAGAACCTTTTTCAGAGAATAGAAAACGAATATAACGAGAGTGATGAACAAGACGATACTTTGCCAGTACTTATAACTGATGAAATGGTTTCCAATGTAAAAGTACCATTCTATGAGGTAGATTTTACGGGAGGATTTACATCCCCCGAAATGTTCTCTGAAGTAAAACCCTCATTCGTTATAAGCTCCCCCAGCTTTGCAGGGGCAGATTTTGCTTGTGTACTCATAGGAAATTCAATGTCAAGGCGTATAAAAAATGGGTCTGTTATTGGGTTAAAAAAAATAGAAGAGTGGTGGGAATATTTTCCAACTAACGAAATATACGCTGTCGTAACTAAAAACTGGTTACGTACTGTTAAAATAGTAAAGAGAAGTAAAAAAGAAGGTTATATAGACCTTATCCCTGACCCTTTACCTGAATATAACAATCCAGAGTATGAAACAGAAACTATACGAATGGACTATGTAGTAGGATTTTATAAGGTAATAGCACACGCATTTTTTGAACGAATGTCGTTTTAGATAGATTTTAACCTAAAAATATTAACCCCAATCAGAAGCACACGCCTAAAAACGGCAATATAGGCTATTAAAACGACAATCTAAATACGTATATTTATTTGATACATAAATATTTACACGCTAATCTTCCGACAAGGTAGAAAATTGACAAAATAGCCAAAATTACAATTTTGGAGTTTTATATGTTGTTGATAATGAATAAAATACAATAATAAAAATATTACCGTTACCGATTACGGCTCAGAAGGTTACAGGTTTGAATCCTGTCGAGGTCACAAAATAGGACATAGATCCTGCGGTGGGGGACGCTTCTATTGATAAGCTATAAAGCCCGCACCTCCAGCACCTCAAAGCTAATATTTATTAATTAGTTTTGAGGTGTCTTTTTTATAAAGTCTTGAATTCTCTTAATTTTGTATATTTTTACTTGATTGTCTGGAAAAATAACAACTAAAGTTTTTATTCTTCTATAAAATCCTTGAAGAATTCGTTCTCTTATAGCATAATATACATTTCGATAACTGATTGGCTTTTTAATGAAACGCAGGATAAGCTCTTCTACCTTTTGTTTATGAGCTTCTTTCATTGCACTTTGAATAATATTTTTTCCATTAGAACTTTCTGCAACCTTAATATCTACATATTTCATAGTTATTAAATTGAAAGCATCAGGATTTTTATTTCCGTCCTCAATAATAGGCAATAGACGATACTTCATCCCTTCATTAGCAAGAATTTTTAGAGCTTCAATATTTTTCTTCCTTTCTTGTTTAGTTTGTTTTCCTATATTAAATTTCTCAATAACACCTCCTTTTTCACTTTCATAATATACTGAAAAAGAGATCTGTTTATAGCGTTCTTTCAATACAATTTTGTCATTTCTATTGTCTGCAACTGTTTCCATAAGGCTACTTTTATTTTGGTAAGGATAAATTTAATTACTTTCTAAACGACAAAAGTACAAAACAATCAATACATCAGCAAATCGGCAAATTAGCAAATTGTTATCAACACCTTATTAACAATCTATGTGAGTAAATAATTAGAGCAAGTATCATTCTTTTTTGTACTTTTGCGCTATGAATGAATCTGAAAATATAATAACTCCTGAAATTACACCTCAATATCAGCGTTTTACTCAACAACAAACGAGTATTGAACGCGGTAAACTCCCCCCGCAAAACCTCAATGCCGAAGAAGTAGTACTCGGCGCTATGCTCATTGATAAACGCGGTGTTGACAATGCTATTGATATGCTTAGCCCTGATGTGTTCTACAAAAAACAACATCAATTAATTTATCAAGCTATCTTTGAACTTTTCAACCAGTCGTTACCTATAGACCTTATCACGGTTTCTGAACAATTGCGCAAAGATGGCAACTTAGAAGCTGCAGGAGGAGAACTCTATCTTATCAACCTCACTCAGCGCGTGTCGTCGTCTGCCAATGTGGAGTTCCACTCCCAATTGATTTTGCAGACGTTTATCAAACGCCGCTTGATAGAACTTTCGTCTGAAATTATAGAAGATGCTTATGATGAAACTACCGATACTTTTGTACTGCTCGACCAAGCGGAACAAAAACTCTATGAGGTTACCCAAAACAACCTAAAACGCTCTACTGAAACAGCAGGTGATTTGGTGTATAAAGCGGTAAAGAAAATTGAAGAATTGTCTAACAAAACCGATGGATTTAGTGGAGTGCCATCAGGGTTTACAAAATTAGATGAACTCACTTCAGGGTGGCAAGCGAGTGACCTTATTATTGTGGCAGCACGCCCTGGTATGGGGAAAACAGCCCTCACGCTCTCTATGGCACGCAATATTGCTGTAGGGCAAAAAATACCGGTGGCTTTCTTCTCTTTGGAAATGTCGTCAGTACAGCTTATTACCCGTTTAATCTCCTCAGAAACAGGACTTTCCTCAGAAAAACTTCGTACTGGTAAATTGGAAGCCTACGAATGGGATGTGCTCAACAACCGCGTGAAAGACCTCGAAAAAGCACCTCTTTTTATAGATGATACGCCTTCTATTTCTATTTTCGACCTTCGAGCTAAAGCACGCCGACTTTCCTCACAGTATGGCATTCAGCTAATTGTAATCGATTATTTGCAGCTGATGACTGCTGGAGGTAGCAAAGGAGCTGGTAATCGTGAGCAGGAAATTTCTACCATTTCGCGTAACCTCAAGGCTCTTGCCAAAGAGCTCAACATACCGGTAATTGCGCTTTCTCAATTGTCGCGTAACGTAGAGGCACGCCCTGGTCACAAACGTCCTCAACTATCCGATTTGCGTGAATCAGGGGCGATTGAGCAAGATGCTGATATTGTATCATTTATCTATCGTCCTGAGTATTACAAAATAATGGAATGGGACGACGAAGCTCAAACGCCTACTGCCGGACAAGCCGAATTTATCGTAGCAAAACACCGTAATGGTGGATTAGACAATATACGTTTGAAGTTTGAAGGACATTTAGGTAGATTTGCAAATTTAGATGAATATAGCAGTGGAGGTTTCTTATCGGCAGTGCCTCAAGAGTTTACTTCTAAAATGAACGAAAATGTAGCTTTTGATGCCGTGCCAATGGCAAATCCTGCTCAGGCTTTTGGTGCTCCTTCCGCCACCTCAACCGACGACGATATACCTTACTAAAAATACTCTTGGAGTGTGTGAATATCCAAGAAACCTTTTTTGCCATTCTTCTCTATTGCATAAAATGATGTCGAGAGAGGAATGGCTTTGTCGTATTGGGTTGAGGTTTGCGGGTAGAATCCTATCTTGCCGTCCTTGTATAAGTAGATCACATCGTTTTCTTTCTGCTCAATTTTATCGAATACAAAAGGCAATAACTGTTTGCCTTTCATATATTTTATAATAGTAGGTATCATCCCAAGTATAAAGACGGAGCTTCCATCTTTGTCTTTAAAAAAGAAATTGTTGTAGAGATTTTGTATTTCTTCATCTGTATAGTTTGTAGCTTTTGAATAATCGTAGTAAAAAAGACCTACTTTTCCCTTGCGTTTTACACTGACTAAGTGCCGGAATAAACGCGTTCTTTGCTCTTCTTTTTTATCCCAACTTAAGTAGCTTCTCTCGTAATAGTTCCTTGCATTTATAAAGGCGATTTCCTCTTCAGCATTGCGGTCTATGAGGCGGTATCTCTCGTCAGCTACTTCACTATCACTTATCAGAGGAGTATCTTTAAAATCTATATAATGAGTAATGTGTTTCTCAATTGTATCTTTATTGAGGCGATACACTTCCTCGCGAAAACTGAGCCCACAATAGCCTCTATAAGCTTTTGGTAATTTTGCAACTTTTTGTCCGTTCATATCGTATAGTTCTACTCCTTTTTCAGTAAGAGCTTCTATACCTATGTTGTACAAATAAGCTACTTTCACCCCTTTGAATTTGATAGGTTGATGCTGGTAATTATAAAACTCTAAAGAATTTTTATTCTTGCCAATAACTCCGTATTCATTGTAGTAAATGGTATCATAGGATTTAGGTAACACTTTGTGGTTAAAGCGATTTACCAACTCATATTGTTTCCCTTGGGGTCGAAGTGTTAAAAACTCATTTACATTCCAATAGTTTATCCATTTGGTATAACGCATCTCTATAGTAGGCAGTTCTTCCATTTTGCTAATGTTTTCTTGCCAACTATAGCGATCTAATGCTGCAATTGTATTTTTTTCTTTCGGAGGAAAATAAATTTTTGAGATATAAGGCGTGTTATCTCTGCCTTTTAAGTCGGAGAGTAAGAAAAAGTATCTTCCTTTACCTACATCTAAAACGAAATAAGCATAATATTGGAATTCGTAAGATTCCCATCGAGGTAGTGTGTCTTTAACAATATGAGACCACCCCTCCTCGTCTTCAATGATAAGTCTCTCACCCTTATATGCTTTGGTTTCAAATTCTAATTTTCTTTCGCTGGCTACCGAAGTATTGAGCAAACTAAAGCAATGTGTCTTCTGCTTTTTTAGCATCACAGTGGGGTTACCAAAGTTTTTGCCAATCATTTCATCAAGTATAGTAGGGCGCACATCTTTCATTTCAATAAAAGCGTCTTTTCGCAACTGTAAATCATTGTAGCTAAGTTCTTTGTTATCCATTGTCCAAAAAGGAGTATAGGCGTAGAAAGTACTATCGGGCAAGGATTCCCTGCGAAAGTTGAGCAACATCGCTACATAGTTACCATCTTTCTTTTGGTGATAAAAATGATATTCTTTATCGATAACTGCTATGAGCGAAATTTCTTTAGAAGGAAGAATAAATTGCGCTTGTAAGGGCAATATCCCACACAAAACGCATAAAATTAGTGCTTTCATCATATTGAAATTAAAAAAAGTAGTATCTTTGCGGAGTCAAACAGACTTCATTATGATCAAATCATATTTATCCAAAATATTTGCCTCTATCGTTAAAAAAAAGATAGACCGTTGGGCTAAGGCTCCAATAGACACACAACAAAAAGTATTCCAGTCACTTATAGAACAAGCTAAAAATACGGCTTTTGGGCGCGACCACCATTTTGAGGAAATTAAAACCTATCAAGATTTTGTGGCTCGCGTACCTATACGCGATTATGAAGCCTTGCGCCCTTATATCGATAGGGTAGTGGAGGGCGAAAAAGATGTACTTTGGAAAGGAAAACCGCTCTATTTTGCCAAAACTTCGGGCACTACTAGCGGGGCGAAGTATATCCCTATTACCAAAGCCTCAATGCCTTTCCATATTCAGGCAGCACGTGATGCCATTCTCTGCTATATACACGAAACTAAAAAAGCTGATTTTGTGGAAGGAAAGATGATTTTCTTGCAAGGAAGTCCTATTTTAGGTGAAAAAAACGGCATCAAAACTGGGCGACTTTCGGGTATAGTAGCACACTATGTGCCTGCTTATTTGCAGCGCAATCGTATGCCGTCGTACAAAACCAATTGCATAGAAGATTGGGAAACCAAAGTAGAAGCGATTGTCACTGAAACTTTTTCTAAAAATATGACCCTCATCAGCGGGATACCTTCGTGGGTGCTGATGTACTTCGAGCGGTTATACACGCGTTCAGGTATCAAGATAGGAAAATTGTTTCCTAACTTCAACTTGTTTATTTATGGAGGGGTGAATTTCGAGCCTTATCGCCAACAGTTTGAGCATCTTATTGGTCGCAAAGTGGATAGCATAGAACTCTATCCTGCCAGCGAGGGATTCTTTGCCTATCAAGATAGTCAAACAGAGAAGGGAATGCTCTTATTGCTCAATTCGGGTATTTTCTACGAGTTCGTAGAAGCCGATACTTTCTTCAGCGATACCCAAAAACGAGTGGCTTTGCAGGATGTACAACTGGGGGTGAACTATGCACTCATTATATCTACCAATGCCGGACTTTGGGGTTATAACATAGGCGACACTGTGCAATTTACCTCGTTGGCGCCTTACCGCATAGTAGTTACCGGGCGTATCAAACATTTTATTTCGGCTTTTGGCGAACATGTGATTGGCAAAGAAGTGGAAGAGGCAATGCGTGAGGGCTTAGAGGCTACAGGAGCGCGTATCACAGAATTTACGGTTGCCCCTCAAGTGAATCCAGTGGGGGGTGAATTGCCTTATCACGAATGGTTTGTAGAATTTGAGCAAAAACCTACTGATATGAAACGTTTTGCCCAAGTGATAGACGAGGCATTGCAAAAACAGAATATGTACTATTACGACCTTATACAAGGGAAAGTACTCCAACCGCTCAAAATTACTGAAGTCCCCGAAGGTGGTTTTGCCTCTTATATGAAGTCGCAAGGCAAACTCGGCGGACAGAACAAAATACAACGATTAGCAAACGATAGAAGCGTAGTGGAGCGGTTAGTTAAAAGTGAATAG